AAATACCTAGCATTGCGGATAAAATTGCACTACCTAATTCAGCAACCAACTCTTCCTCAGCATAGGATAGTTTTTCAAATCTATCTTTTCGTTTTTTGTTACCAGTCCAATGCACTAACTCATGTAGTAAAGTTGAGTAGTAAGCTTCCTGCTTTGTTTGGTCGGGTGTTGCTTTCCAACTGTCTAAAGGTGACATATTTATATAATCCTCTTCAGGTACATAAAAACATCTACCTCTAGTATTTAAAACAACCTTAGCTTCAGTATTAGTTATATACTTTTCTACGTCTTCAATACGTTCAACTAAATTCTTAGGCTTTCGGTTCATAATTATTTTAATTTTGTCAGCTTCTAAAGTTGTTTGCTCAATGTTAAAAACTGAGAATGTTTTTAGAAACTTATAGCCTTCATTATGAGTATTGCCGTTGTCATCTGTTTTTGTAGTAATATGTGACCCATAATAAAAAACTGTTGAGGCTTTCTCACCTTTTAAAACTTGACCGCCTGCCTCATTGATTTGTTTATAAGTAGCCCAAGTGTTAGAACCGAACTCATTAAACATAGTTAATATAAAAAGGTTAATTCCTGAATAGTTACGACCTGATAAATTATGAGGTAATGCAAGGTTACCACCAAGCTTCCCTCTATCATGGAAAGGTTTTATCCAGTCATCGCCTAGTTCTTCCATACGTTTAATAACCTTGTTGGCTATTTCCTGCACTTTAATTTGTGTATTGTTTGTCATGTTATACCTACTTTCTTTTTACAATATACAAGCTTGATTATTGTTATTTATGCACTGGTGTCAAGCTTAGATGTATGCACTATTAAAGATTTATTTAGTAGTCTGTTAGTTAGTAGTATTGCTTAAAGTCTTATCTAAAGCGGAACCTTTTATCGAAAATCAAAAAACAGATAATGAGAAACATAAACACGAAACAAAAAAAAATTAAAAAGTATGACCTTCAAGCTTGCACTTTATTATGTATCTAGTGCGAAACATTATTTATTAAGGATTATGCTCCCATTGTTACAATTTATTGTTGCAGGGTGGTAGGTGTATCGCTTGAAAATAGTACAGAGAGGCAGGGGGAAACGTCACGACAGGAACACTACGTTAGGGTTGTCACATTTTTGACCCTAAACTATTCCTTGCTAAACCTTTCGTCTGCATCTTGCCAACTTAACATGTCACTATAAGTTACAGACAAGATATACCCCATAAACTCATCAAGATTAGCATGAAGGAAATCTCTTGTTATCTGTATGTTTCTCTTGCTAATAGCCTTAAGAGGTTGCTCTTTGTCATCAAAATATTCTATCCTTAGGTCTTTCATAGCCTGAAGCATAGTATTTCGTATAGCTTTTTTAGGCTTATACTTAGAGTATATAGAACTAAGATAGAGTATCTTACCGTTATTGATTATTTTTTTCATGGTGTTTGTACTAGTAGTTATAACTATAAGTTATATAACCTATGGATTTCTGACCAATAGATAAGATACACAACAACATCATTATCTTAGGTTATATTTAAAGTATTGTTTAAGTCTACTATTGCACAGGCTAATACCTGTACTTGTTCCTTTCTCAACAAAGCTAAAACCTATAGAGTATTAGTACAGAATAGGTCATAACTTAAAGTTAGTATTCCTATAGTGGCACTTAATTATTCTTTATCATAGGGGGTGTCTTTAATAAGGATATCTTATCAATAATCTATCCATGATTGAGAGTGTGTGACCCCAAAATACTTCTCTAGTTCTTCATTTAAGAGGTCTTCCCTACGGTCTTTAAAGGCAGTTTCTTGGTCTTTACTTAATTGTTGTAGCCAATAGTGACAACATACTTGTAAAGCATCAATTCTATCGTCTTGTGCTAGGGTATTTGCACCCTTTTGTAGCCTAGAACACTGGTAAAATAGCTGATATTTCAGTGCTTGTTCAGGCGAATAGACCGTATTTGATACCTCATAATCGTTTTTTACTACGTTTCTATCCACTATTATGCGGTGTTGTGAGAATAATGGCTCTAAAGTATCCAGTATTCTACGGTGTTTATTAGCTGTTTGACGTATATTTTCAGTAGTACAAGGGTATTCTTTGTTTAAATATGGCTTTAATAAGGCTTCAAACATACCCTGACCAAAGTTTTCTTCTATTAATATCTTTTTAACTTCGTGTTTTTTAGCTATTTTTGTAAGCTTATCGAGTACATATTCTGTATATCCAGCATTAAATCCACCGATATCTACTACGAAAATGTTACCATTAAGAAATTTAGTAACACAGTAAGCAGTTTCGTCTTTACCCTTACCTGAAGGGTCAACCGACATAACACACCCAGTATAAGGTATCCAATCACCTTGTATCTGCATGGGTCTATAATAGGCATCTCCTTGTAACCCTACATTCGGCAAGTCATTATGTTGTAATTCAGGTGAAGATGCCCAAATGACTTTCTCAGGTGCATTATCAGGGTTTAAGTTCATAACGACCAAATCAGATAACTTAAGAGGATATTTATGCAAGTCAGATAAAGTTGTATCTAACTGAAACTGCATGTTAAAACCTAGTCTTCCGTAACTAGCTTCTCTCTCCAGTAAATCTTTGTCGTCAAATCGAGTAGGTTCTGTACTCTTTCCCACCTCTTGTGTTGACCATGTATTAGAAATTATAGGTGCAAGATTTGACCCATAGCTTTTTAGTTGTTCTTCACTAGGGTATCTTGCAGTCCAATAACGAACTTTATAACCTCGTTCTTGTAGCTTATTGTAAATACTTTGCTCACACTGAGGTGTACCTAAAAACACAATCTTAGAGGTTTCTAGGGGTTTGATAATAGCTTCAAACTCTTTGATAGCTTCAGAAAGCTTATCTCTCATAAACTGAGTTTGTGTATTTCCTGATGTTTCAATATCATCAGCAATAATTAAGTCTGCTCTACTACCTGTTAGCTGTGATGTAATACCTAAAGACTTCACACTAGGTTGGTGAGAAGCTAAAGCAGGAGCAACATCAAAAGATATTTTAGATTGTCTTTGATTATCTGTAGGCTTCAGGTGTAACAGAATAGGCATTTCAGACAATAGTCTTAAACAAAACGTACTAAAGTCGTCTGCTCTATTTTTACTAGCAGAAACCACAAGGATATTTAAACTAGGGTCTAGTAGTAATCGCCATAAAACATAAGCAGAAGTAATCCAAGATTTACCTACACCACGAAATGCTGAGATAATTATTCTATTATTATTACTGGCTATATAATCAGCAATATCAAATTGAATTTTTGTTGGCTCAGGAAGATTTAAGTGTTTCCAAACTAGGAATAAAAAATTTCTAAAATCTTTAAGAGCATCAGGAATTTGATGCGGTTGCATTTATCTTGAAGGGTAATTCTTCTAGTAAATCCTTAAGAGGACTATCATCAGCAGGTACGGCTTCTATACCGTTATCCTTTAAAAATTGTCTAGCAACATTTAGGTCACTAGCTTTGCAGTCAGGGTCTCTAACTTTTTCGAGTAGCTTTTGCGTTAATTCACTATGCAGTTGATTAAGCAACTCTTCTTTTATGTTGTTCATATTGATTGTAGTAAGTTTACAAGTAGGAATAGGAAAAAAGCATATCCTAATAATCCTAAATATAAATTGTTCCAGTTTTGATTATTCATTGTTGTCCTATAAATATTTTAAATAAAGTTATGATTGCACCTACAAGACCACCAATGATTATAATTGTTCTAATTGAACCTCTTCCCATGTTGACAGCTTTCTTCAGTTCGTCTATGTCTTGACTGTTTTTATCTAACTTTTCTTCTACCTCTTCCAACTTAGCGATTAATAAATCTACTCTAGTTGAAAGTGTTTTATGTGGCATATTGTTTTAGTTGTTGTTTTAGTTCGTAAATTGTTTTTCGATATTCTGCCATTTTCCAGTTGGCTTTTTCTAATAAGTCCAAAGCAGTTGTTAAAGATATACGTTGTTCTTCAAATTTTCTTTCTAGTGTATGATATTGTATTTCAGTGTTCATTCTGCTCCTTATTTAGATAAACTATCTTGGTCTAATAACCACATTAACTTATCTATCTGTCTTTCCATGTGGTCATACTTATCGTGCATATTCATCACCTTAGATAAATCTCTTTCGTTATTAGCAATACGACTATCCATTTTAGAAATAAACCAAACTAGCGATACAGACTGTATAACAATAGCCAGTATTATAGATATTGTTTTACTGTCTAAGTTCATTAGGGTTTAGTACCAAGCATATCGTTCCATACAGTTTTAATTTCATCTACTGTATTAGCTGTATCTACTTGGCTAGGTAAATCTCTTAGTGTTTGTTTTTCAGCAACAATAGCAGTGGTATCGTTACCTTGCTCCGTTGCTCTCATAAAATCTACATCTAGTTTCTCTAGTGCTGATTTTCTTTTCTGTCTAATTTTATCTTTCCAAATGTCTTTAGCTTTGGGAATGTCTATATAAATTGGCATTAGTCACCTACTCCGTCTGTTAGTTCTGCTTCATCAATAGTCCAAGCATCTCTGAATGTTCTATCACTTGAGATTTCTGATACATCTACAATTTTATAAGGTAATCCAGTAGGTACATCTTTCTTAGCAATTTCATCAACAGTTCTTGTTTCTTTATTAGCTGGAATAATAATAGCTACTGTTCCGTTAGCTTGTTTATAAATTATTCTTTTTGTTGTATCTGCCATTTTTAACCCCCTATTACCATTAATGATATATATGCATTATCTACTAAAGCACTTCCAAAGTTTGCATTATGTACTCTAAATCCTGATACTTGGATATCTTCTAGTGTAGTTACACAATATTGTGTTGCTGAGTTTCTTGCACTACTCATAGCAAAAGAATAAGTTGTATTAGCTAAGTTACTTGAGTAGTTTATAAAATAGTTACCAGTTCCACTGTCTGTTATAGAAGAAACATTAAAATCATCTTTAATAGCTACTGTTCCTGTTCCGTTAAAATGAACCCACGCATTAGCGGTATTATCAGAGTAAACATAACCACCGAAGTATCCGTCTTTGAATTTTCTATTACTAGCACCCAAATCCATAGAGTTATTTGAGATTGCTCCTGTATTTGTAGAAGGAACCACATTCCCACTACCAATTAAAATTCCATAAGAAGAACCTGCAAAATATGGTAATGAACTAAAACTACCAATATTACCTACTGTTGTTCCGTCTTTTCTAAAATTAACTAGAGTACCATCAGTGCTTATTCTATTTATTTCAGCTACTGTTCCATCACGAGATGCACCAATTTGACTATTACTAATAACAAATCCATTTACATTACTAGAAGCAGGTGTGATGTTTGTTGTACCCACTAATAATCTATTAGAACTATCTATAGTAACAGCAGTAGATGTAGCATTGTCATCAATACCAGTTGATGTGAAGTTTGTAATTGTACCTAGTCTAGCTGAATCCAAAGTTCCTGTAGTTAAACTTGAAGCATCAGTTGTAGCGACAGAAATACTACCACCTAAAGCAGTTGCAGTTCCATTAATAGTAATAGATGAATTGGCTAAAGCAGAGTTAGGTACTGCTGATAATCTATCATTAGGTAAAGTTCCTGTGGTTAATGCCGAAGCATCATTACTCGCTGGTACATTATCTAACGCAGTAGATTTAACATCACCATTACTATCTAATAAATCTGATAAGTTTCTTGTTTTAGTCATTATGGAGTTACCTCACTTACTGGTTCTTCTACTGGTGCTACATATTCAGCAATCTCACCAAATTCACCAGCGACACATCTGTTATATAAATCTACCCCATGAGCCTCAGTGTCATTAGGGTTAGCACCAAAAGGTAGATAACCTTCACTTTCTAAGTGTTGCCATTTAGCCTCTACATCAATTATTGTGTGTTCTGCATTACCCCATTTAGGATTTTTTGCATCTATTAAAATACATTTAAAATCTGTCATTATGATATCCTTAAAAAAAGTCCACATCTTCTATCAGCCGCACCGCCATTGTGCAGAAACATAATTCTCCAAGTTCCACTTGGTTGGCTTGTAAGATAATAGTTGGCAACATTAGACCAATACATAGCACTGCTACCATGTGCGGTGCCGATACCATAAGTAGTTCCAGTATCGAAATATAAAATTGCATAGCTACCTACTGCACCTGCAGTAATACCAGCTGTTCCACTAGCCACTGCGGAGCTAGATACTGTTACTGAACCACCACTAGCTACTGTTGTTCCATTAGATATTAAAGCCATTATTCTATCTCCGTTAAATTAAATTTATATTTCTTGTTGTTTTTGTTATTGATGAGATACAAGTTCTCCTCACCCTCTTGGAATGTCCAAGAACCTTTTGTTCCGTCTACATCGTTTCCTTTGTCTAAGCCTTCGTTACTCATGTGGAAGTCAGAGGTATAGATGTTTCGCCATACTTTTGATGTAGAACCTAAATCGTAAGTATTTGTTGCGTATGGCTCAAGATGACCATTAGAAGTTAATAACATTCTAGGAACTTCTTGAGTAGCAAAGGCTATTGAGTATGCTTGTCTAACACCAATATATGCATAATTATTTGGAATACCTTGTGATGTAACACCAGAGGCATTAAATCCCATAGTCATATTAGCTACACCAGTTGCTGTCGCATCTATTTGAGTATTATCTGAGGTACTTTTAACTGAGATACCTTGATTTGTAGTAGATAATTTAAGAACATTGTTGTGGTATAAAGAACATTCTGCGTCAGGAACCATTCTAGCAAGAACTGCACTTACACCTTTTTGAAACTGTATAGCAGTTCCATTGGTAGTAATTTTTAACTCTCCAGTACCTTCATCTTTAATATAAGAATTTGCTCCATCGTGATAAATCTCTAAGTCATTCCCTGTACCAAATCTTGCTTTAACATTGTCATTGAAATCAACACCAGTAGCACCACCCACAGAGGTAATACCAGTAAGATTAGAGCCGTCTATCGCTGGTAATACTGCTGGAAATCTAGCATCAGGGATAGTTCCACTTGTTAGATTAGAAGCTGATAGATTAGTTAAATCCACTGTGGTTGGTTGAAACTCACTTGCAGTTGAGTTGTAAGCAAGAACTTGACCATTAGTAACTCCCACAGTCGAAACATCATTTGCATCATTAATAGAGAAGTTTGCTAATTCAAATGTTCCGTAAGTAACGATATCTAAGATGTCATTAACAGTAGCACCACTTGTTAAAACAATCGAAGTTCCATTAGTTGCTGTGAAGTCAGTACCATTAACTAACTTAATACCATTTAAGAATACATCTACATAACCAGCATCATAAGCAAGAGTTGCTCCGTCATCATCAGCACCAGTAAAGGTTGTTTGACTTGAAGTTGCTGTGTACTTAAATCTTTCACTTGTTCCATTCACAGAGGAACCAGCATTAACAAAACCACCTGAGGTGTAAACTTTCATCAATGAGTTTGTTGTATCAAACCATAAGTCACCGACTGTGGGTGAACTAGGTGCAGTAGCACCAATAGAATAGGTATCAGCAAAGTTATTGACGTTAGTTAAGTTAGAAGCAACTGTATTGACATTAGCTATGTCTGTGCCGACAGCATTGACGTTTGCAATATTATTAGCAACAACATCAATTTCTGATGTGGCTTCATTTAAATCATTAGCAACTGTAATAACTTTTGCTACTTCATCTGCTACTGCTTGAATATCAGTAGCATTAGTAGAGGCAGTAGTAATATCAGAAGAGATACTAGCTAGAGTTGTAATATCGGCATTAATCCCTGCTACAGTGTTAATGTTAGTTGCATTACTAGCAACAGAATTAATATTTGCAGAATTTGAATTAACAGCATTGATGTTGGTAGAGTTACCTGCAACAGAATTGACGTTAGCAATATTTGTAGCTACAGAATTTACGTTAGCTATATCAGTTGCAACAGTTCCAATATCAGTTGCATCTCCTGCTACGGCAGTAACATTAGCACTAATTCCACTAACAGTGGTTATATCAGAGTTGATGCCTGCTAAAGTTGTAATATTAGAATTTGCACTTGCTACTGTATTAATGTTAGTAGCATTAGAGTTAACAGCATTTACATTAGCTATGTTAGTGGCAACAGAGTTGACGTTACTAATTGAGCCTGCAACTGTTCCGATTGTATCTGAGCCAGCTAAGTCCGTTGCTACTACTCCAATATCAGTCGCATCATTTGCTACGTTAGTAACATCAGATGATATACCTGCTACAGTAGTAACATTACCTGATATGCCAGCTACAGTATTGACATTAGAGATGTTAGAAGCAGTTGTGTTTACATTTGCAATATTAGTTGCTGTTGTATTAACATTAGTAATAGCATTACCTACAGTATTAACATTAGCAATACTGGTGGCTACTGTTTCAATTTCTGATACTGCTTCGTTTAAATCGTCTGCTACAGTATTAATATCTGCAATGTTATCCTCGACAGTATTAATATCAGCTATATTGTCAGCAACTGTTGTTAAATCAGCTTTATTAGCTGTCGATAGCCAAGTGTTTTCTAAATAAGTTTTATTAACAGCATCATTATCATTTACAGGATTAGCAACATTTTTAATAATTTTAGAGTTAGCATTATACTTATCATCATTTTCTAATCGTAAGTTATTCTCTTGGTCGTCTGCTGTCTCTTGAGCAATAAAAAAGTTTTGGTCTGCTGACCTATCTAAATCAGCTTCTGTTAAAACTGAACCGTCAGTAAAGTCAACTAATCTAGCATCAATCGGTGTGTTACGTTCTATTTTTATAATAGCACCATTAGCAGGTGCAGACGTAAAAGTTAGAGTTGCTGTACTGATTGTAAATGCAGTAGTTTCAACACTGTCAATATAAGCTTTGATATGTGTGCTATCTAAGTAATCAAAAGGTATATTATACCCTGTAGTGCTACCGTCTCCTGTGTAGAGAACTTGACTGTTATATGTTGGCATATTTTTTATAAATCGTTAGTGAATTGATATAATGATTTCAAATCATCATTGTTAATTATTATTCCCATATTAAGCTTACCTTTGTTTTTCTGAGAATTTTTTAAACTATCCATTAATGTAAATTTTCCTCTCTTATCTTTTGAACTAAAAAATGCTTTACTTTCTTTCATCAATAAAGTTTCTGCATAGTTTTGATATCTTTTAACAAGTGTTTTAATTGCTTGTACTTTACCACCGTCATCTTTATTTAAGTCATCAACAACAATTGGCTCAGATAGTTTTTTATATTTACTAGAATTAATTAAATCTAATAATGCAGTATTTAAATCTTTACCGCCAATTTTAGAATCTCTTAGTATTTCCTGTAATCTGTTATAGCCAGTCTGACCTTTGCTATTTACAAATAAATTTAAATCAATATCCCCTTGAAACTTCTCATTCATCTTAGGGATATTTACACCAAGACTTAAAATCTCTTGTGCTACTGGGTCTTGTGTATCTTCTGAGTATGCGAAAGGATTAAACATACCATTAATAAATCTATCTGTTTCATCACCCTGCACTTTAAGAGGATTGCCTCTAAAATCGTATTTATATTCTACTTCCTCAGCACCAGTTCTTTTTTTAACTTCATCTAAGATACTTCTAACATCTCGATAGAAGGGGTCGTTAATAAGCTTGGTGTAAATATTTGGTATAAAAGAACCTAATTTAGAGTTTATATATCTGTTAAGTTTATTAGGTTCATCAGTTGTTATAATTTCCATAAAGTCAGCTAAACCTTTTAAATAAGTTTTACTAAATAAGTTTCTTGAGATAGAAGATGCTCCAGCTTGAACAACATTTTGTATTTTGGTTGTAGTGTCTATGTAACTTCCAATATCTCCACCTTGTCTAGTAAGTAGTAATAACATATCACCGCCTACTCTATGGGCTTCTTCTTCTGTTAATTTTGAATAAAAATCATTGAAATCTGCAACCATACCAAAGAAAGCACCGAAGGGGTCAAATCTTCCAAATTGAATATATTTATGAGTTTGACTTTCTTTATCCCAATATTTAAATGCATAAGGTAATGCACCAGTTGACTTTTTTAATTCTTTTAAATCTTGAGAATTAGTAGTTTTTTCATCAACAGTAGTTCCTTGCATACCAGTAATGTAGCCTTCTTTATAAAGTATTGATGCGTAAGTAATTAAACCTGTACCAACAGCAAGCTGTCCTCTTGCCTGAGCCATTTTTTCTGCACCGTTACGACCTAAGAAATTATCTCTAACCTCTTTTCTAATAAAACCTAATGGAGTTCTATCAACAACATTTAACATTAAGTTAACTGGAGTTTTAACAAAAGGAACAACCTGTCTTAAGATTGGATACTCATTAATGATATTTTGCATTTTCTCAAAGATGCCTGTTAAGTCCTGAGTAAATGTACTTTCTTGTGCATATCTCATAGCATCTTTATCTATGCCAATTAATCCACCTTCGTCATAACCTTTAGCTATACGTTCTAAAACATAAGCATCAAATTCAGATATAGGTTTTTTATTAAGTGATGAGCCTACGATTGTCTTTGTGTCTAAACCGTTCTCTATTGCTTCCATGATAGCATTAGCTTTTAGTCTTGACCTGTAGTTTATTTGCTTAAAAAATTCATCAGCACCATTTAAAAATCTAGTTGGTAATCTAGTTATTTTTCCTAATATACCGCCTACACTTTTTACTGGTGTATCTAATTTACCTGCACCAAATTGTCTTCCACCAATAATAGTATCTTCATTTTTAAATGCTAAATTCATATACTTAATAGCATCAGATAAGTATTCTCTAAAACCAACAAAAGTTTTTACTGCTCTTATGCTTTCTGCTCTAAGTTTTTTAGCTTCTTTAGAAGTTGGTAAAATTAATTTACTACCAATATAATGCTCAATTGGTTTTAAAATTGTATTAGCTATGTTTGATGAAATATTAATAATGTGAGTTTTAGGATTAGATAATAGAGCATTAATCCATACTTCATTGACAACATTCCATGATTGATTTTTTGTTACATAAGAAAAAACTTTAGATAAATCAACATTTTCAATCTTTGCTAATTTATTAATAAAATCATCAATGTTACCGTCATACATTTCCATTTCTTTGATAGCAGTGCCAATTTCTTGTTGTATTGATTTTGGCGGTGTTTTTGCATTAACTCGTAATGTTCTACCAAGATTTGATGATATTGATTTCTTTTGTTCAATTATTGTTTTGAACTTAGGTATAAAAATTCTTTTAATATATTCTTTAGCTTTTGGGTCTTTTTTACTCATAACAGCTAATCTTTTCA